ATTCTCTGTTGAATTAGGCTCATTAAGCTTACAGTCTACAGTTGGTGAAGAATTCCCATTTGCAGACTTTATTGCAGAACCATCTGGTTTAGGTTTACAATCGACTATTGGAGATGCACACGAAACGACAGCTGATAGTGATGTAGCTCCTTTTGGTAATTTATTACAATCTTCTCAAGGCACAGCCACTGGTGCTCAGGACGTTAATCCAACTTTACAAACTTTAGCTTTACAATCAAGCATCGAAAGTGTTGCTGTTGGAGCTCTAACTTTAGCAAATCCAGACGGTATCCAGTTACAATCTAATATAGGCGAAGAGACAGCTGAAGGATTTGCTATCGTAAGTCCTACTGGATTAGGTATGGCCTTTTTAGAGCCTACAGTAGACGCTGTTTCTGTAGCTGAAGTAACAGGCTCACAATTACAATCTTCTATTTCAAGTGTTTCTTTAACGGGTAATGCTACAGTTGATTTAACAGGCATACAGTTGACTGGAAGTCTCGGCTCGCTTAATATTACACCATGGAATGAAGTAGATTTAGGAGTCAATAATACTTGGACTGAGGTTGATTTGGCTGCTTAATTTTAGTAAAATAACAATATAAGGATTTTATAATTATGGCATCATCATATACAGCTCTCGGAGTGGAACTTCAAGTAACCGGTGAAAATGCGGGTACGTGGGGTGATAAAACAAATACAAATTTACAATTATTACAACAAATCGTAGGTGGATTTAACCAAACATCAATCGCTGGTGGAGCAGGTACAACTGCCTTAGACGTTGTTGACGGAAACACGACTGGAACAGCTCAACAAAACATGATTGAGTTTACAGGTACAATTACTGGTAACAGAATCGTTACTATACCAACTGACGTTGAAAAATTATACGTTATAAGAAACTCCACATCAGGAGCTTTCACTGTTGAATTTAAATACGCATCAGGATCAGGCGCAAGCGTAACTTTTGCTACTACTGATAAAGGCACAAAAATGTTAATGGCAAAAGCCGACGATGTTACAAACCCTAATATTATTGATGTGGGCATGGTCGATTTAGCAGGCGTTCAAACTTTAACAAATAAAACTTTAACATCTCCTGCGATAGGAACATCAGTATTAGACACTGGTGGAGCTGAGTTATTAAAAGTTACAGCAACTGGTTCAGCTGTAAATGAATTAACTCTTGCAAACGCAGCGACAACAAATAATCCAACTTTGTCTGGAACTGGAGACGATAGTAACGTTGGTATCGATTTAACACCAAAAGGTTTAGGTGCTGTTAAATTTACAAGTATCGGTAGCATAGAAGCTTTACAAGAAAGAGCTACGATCGCAGCCACTGGAACTACAGGGACGGTAAACTACGATATACTTACTCAAGCAGTTCTTTATCACACTTCTAATTCTGCTGGAAACTTTACAGTAAATTTAAGAGGTGATGGATCTAACACTTTAAACAACGTTATGAATACGGGAGACTCAATGACAGTAGCGTTTTTAGTTACTCAAGGGGGAACTCCTTATTACAATTCAGCAGTTCAAGTTGACGGCTCAGGGGTGACACCAGAATGGCAAGGTGGTTCAGCACCTACAGCAGGAAATGCTAACTCTGTTGATATTTATACATACACAGTAATCAAAACTGGAGACGCGACATTCACAGTGTTTGCATCGCAGACTCAGTTCGCGTAATAGAATAGGAGTTAAATAGTTAATGCCAATAATTGGTACAATAGGAGCAGGATCAGCTGGAGGATTTGGTCAAAGAAAAGGTGGTCTTGCACCTGTTGATGTTGACTATTTACTTGTCGCTGGAGGCGGCGGTGGAGCAGGTGGAGCTCGATCTGGCGGTGGAGGAGCCGGAGGCTATAGGACTTCTTTCCCAGGCGGAACAAAATTAACATTAGAAGGTAGCGTAGGATACACCATAACAGTGGGAGACGGTGGTGCCGGAGCTGATGGCGACACATCAAGTCCAGTTTCTGTAGCTAAAGGAACTAATTCATCCATTGTACACGCTGGCGGAACAATAAGTTCTTCAGGTGGAGGAATAGAGAGAGGTAATTCTAACCCTCCATTAGCACCAGGAGGTTCTGGTGGTGGAGGCGAAGGTAGATTTAGTGTGCCAGGCGGTTCAGGAAATGTTGGAGGGTACACTCCTCCGGAAGGAAACGATGGTGGATCCACTTCGGGAGCTGTTTCTAGTCCTGATTTATATGCTGGAGCTGGAGGAGGCGGAGCCGGTGGCGGAGGTGGAAATAATCCAAGTTCATCTCAAGCCGGAGCTGGTGGTCCAGGATCAGCATCAACAATTACTGGAGCTTCAGTCACAAGAGCTGGCGGAGGCGGAGGATCAGCTGGATACGGATCCCCTTGGCCAGGACCTGGAGGATCTGGCGGAGCCGGTGGACCAGGTGGCGGCGGAGCAGGAGGAAGCGGAAGTTCTTCTGAACCAACAAGAAACGGAACACCAGCAACAGCTAACACCGGTGGCGGTGGAGGCGGAGGAGCTTATCAACTAGGCGCAGATCCATCTTCAAACGGTGGAAATGGTGGTTCTGGTATCGTAGTTCTTAGAGGTCCATCCGATACAAGATTTACAGTAACACCAGGAACAAACACAATTACCACTGCACCAGGTGGAGAAAAAATAGCAACGTTTACTGTTTCTGGAACAGTTAAGGCAGGCGTGTAATGGCTCATTTTGCTGAATTAGATTCAAACAACAAAGTTTTAAGAGTTGTCGTTGGATGCGATACAGATGTTGCAGAAAATGGTGGACCACAATCAGAACAAGCTGCAACACATTTTGAAACAGTAGTGCCTTTATCTTTAGATGGAGTTAAGTGGATTGAAACTTCATATGATGGCAGTTTTAGAAGACAGTACGCATCTATAGATGGATACTATGACCCCGATCAAGATGTATTTATTAGTGAAAAACCATATCCTTCTTGGATATTAAATTCAGACAAAATATGGGAAGCACCTGTGCCTAGACCGGCAGAACATAGTCCATTATCAACTTGGGATGAAGATAATCAAACTTGGGTTGATTATACTCCTACACCTGAAGAACCTGAAGAAGAAGCATAATAATTAATATTTAAAACCATTCTTTTTGTAACATCAGTGTGAGTTGTACCTGCGTGTTCTAAATCACTAGGAAAGATTACTAATTTATTTTCAATACTTTTTTCTTTTTTCTTATTTTTAAAAATAGTATGGCCATTGTTCGTATTAAGATAATATATAGCTGTTTTCATTCCAGTAATTTTTTTTGAAAAATCAGTGTGAAAAGGTGTAGTTTTTATTTTAGTTTCTTTAAAAGTTAAATTTACTTTCAATCGTCTAATGGATTTAGGCTGTAATTTGTTAATTAAAGGATACAATCCATCAAAACAATTGCTTACAACTTTATGATCTTCTATAAAAGTATGTGTGAATTGAAATTCACCGTCTCCTGGAACTACCTTGTGATCATTATAATACCAAGGAAAAGACGGATGTTCAAAAATAGATTTTACAATTAAAAAGTTTTCTTTATCTAAAAAATTTTTAATACTCTTTATCATAGTTTTAGAAAGTCTAGAGTGTATTCATTTCCTAGTTCGCCCTCTACAAAAACATTAAAAGCAAGACTAATTCTTTTGTTATTATCTACTTTTGTATTTATTCCATGTTGTAAGTAGGAGGGAAATATAACAATATCTAAGGTGTTAACAGGTAAATGCCAAGAGCTAGAATTATAAATATTATAATTATTATAGTTTGGAGTTATTCCTGAACTAGGATTTTTGTAAAAAGATATTGAGTCTGTTTCATTATTTGATTTAATATAAAAAACTCCAGATAAGAAGCTATTTGCATGCAAATGTGGTGGAAAATGATCGTGAGTATTTATATATGTAAACCACGATTGTGTTATCTTTGGTTTTAAATTTTTAACATCTAATACTTGTTTAAAATAATTTATCACATGTTTTAATATTTCTTTTTTTCTATCTTTAAATACTGTATTTTCTAACACGTGCGTATCTTTTGATCTGCCATTTTTAGTAAATTTACCGTGTAAGATTTTTGTTTTTTCAGCTTTATAAACAAAATTTAATTCTTTTTTAGTTATGTCTTTTTCTAATTTTGAACAATATACTGGAGTAGGAAAAAGTTCTAATATTTTACTCATTAAGGAGTTTATCGTATTTTACTTTCATCGCTGCATATTTATTAGAAAAATCTTCATTAATTTTTTGTAAAGTTGTTATATGTAATTTTTGTTTTTCTATAGTCTCTCTAAGATCTGTGTTTAACAAAACCTCAGATTTTTTTACTTGTTCTGCCATATCAAGTTTTACTTTAAGATCTGCAATTATTTTATCTTTTTCGTCTGTCATTTTTTTCCTTTTGAATTGTTTTTACTTTGTCTAAATTACGCAAGTATTGAGTTTGTATCAAATCAAAATCAATATTCCAAGAGATTATTGATTTAATTTTATTACTTTTTGATGCGGGTGATCTATGAATTAAACTACAAGGAAAAAATAAAATATCACCTTCTTCGACATCTATTGTAAAACCTTTATTTAAGTTTGATGGATATAAGAATTGAGTAGAGGGCGCTTTTTTATCAAACTCTAAATAGTAAGTTCCTGTGTAACTTCCATCATGTATATGCCAGTTATGTAAATCTCCTTTAGAATATTGTTGATACCACATTTTATGAAGTTTAATATTTTTATATCCTAATTTTTGTGCACACTCTTGTAATTTAAGATATAAAGGATCTGCAATAAGTTTTATCCAAGGCCTGCTCCAATCATCAGCTTTAGGCCAATCAGTCTTTTTTAATTTATCATTATAAAATTCAGTTCTATTTTTCCAATCTTCATCATCTGTTTTATTAATAAGCTTTAATAATTCTTTTTTATATTTTTTATGATTTTCAAATTTTACTTTTAGTATCAAATTAGGATAAAGATATTGGCTAATCATTTTTTCTAAACGCAGTAGGCAAGCCTAAATGCACTCTACCATCGAAAATATTTTTATCGGCATTGGGGGTAGCAGCGTTATTATAATGTAAAAAAACTTGCGCACATTCAGCTCCTTTGAATTCTTCTCTCCAATGTTCTAACTTATTACCCTCATATATTAGCATATCACCTGGTTTTAATTTTACTGGCACTCCTTTGTGTTTACTTGTGATAGTAATTTTTTTACCATTTGGTATCCCTACATTTTTATTTGGTTCTAAATAGATTGGCCATGGATCACCGCCAAGATTTAATGTTGTAGATATTTCACAACTAAATCTATCTTTGTGTCGGTGTAAAACATCTCCTCTTTTATATATTCTTGCATAAGAATAATTTGGATTTAATTTTAGTCCTGTAGTTTTTTGCATCACAGGTAATAGTTTAACAAGCAATGTTTCCATTACTAAATCCGCGTAATGAGAATAAGTATTTGGAACTTGTGTATCTCCCCATGTTCCCCACTCCTCTCTATTTTCAGGTAAGAATTTTGTTTCATAGAAAGTTGCAGCTACCTGCCTCTTTAATAAAAAATACTTGTAAAAAAAATCAGCAACATCAGGAGACAAAACTTTTTTTAGTATTGTATATTTATTTTTTTTAAAACTCATTATATTCTTTTGCTTGTAAAGTTGATAATTGGCCTTTAAACATAATATTAAAAGAAACACTTATTCTTGGTTCTTTGTCTTTATTAGAACTTACGTAATGTTGCAACCATGATGGAAATAGTATTAATTTGTTTTCTGTAGCTGATAATAGCAAAACAGATGAATTAAAAATATTATAGTTGTTTACAGCAGGTCTAATAACATTAGATTGAGGTCTTGGATCTAAAAAGTTTATATGTGTATTTTTTGTTTGAACATAATACACACCACTTAAATAATTGTTTGCATGAGTGTGTGCATGAAAATTTTCATTTGTTTTTAATACATTTGCCCACATTGAAGTGATTTCAAATGTTTCATATTGTATATCTTGCTCCTCAAATATTTTTGTAGCCATCTTAATTATTTGATCACATAAGCTTTTGTATTTTTGTTTTAAATGTAAATTACTTTCTGACTGCCAAGAGGGACGATTCGTTTTTTTTAATTTATTCATAATATCTCTTTTTATAATCGCGTTGTCTTTTTTCATGATCGCGTCGTTTAGTGTATAAGCATGAGTTGGAAATAAAGTCTCTCTTATCATTTTACTTCCACTTAGGTCCTAAAACCCACATTACCAATGAGTATCTTTTTCCCTTTGTTACAGGAGTTACTTTGTGCCATACATGACTTGGAAAAACAAGGATTGAACCTTTTTCTTTGATTTGATTTATTTTGTGAGGTACACTTTTTTTTGAATTAGGATTATGAAACGAGAATAAAAGATCGCCGCCCTTATAATCTTTTGGATCAGATAAAGAAACTATTACAGACAATTTTCTTATTTTATTGTTAAAGTTAGGGTCTTTATGTTGATACGTTTCATGCCAAGAATCTTGATGCCAATCATAGTGGCCGTCTTTTTTATAACTAGTAAATTGAAAAGACTCATTCCAATCGACATGAAAATCCCATCCTGCACTTTCATTAGCTGTTTTAACAAAAGGATTTAGTTGTTCATAAACAAAAGGTTCATCCATAAAAACAATATTTGATTTCCTAATTTTTTTTAGATTCTTTAACTCTTTTTTGTTTAATTTTTTTCTTGAATCTTTTTTTAAGATTCTTAATTCTCTACCAGTGATTGCTGTTTTACTAATTCTCTGTTTACCAATTTTCACTAAATCATCAACAAACTTATCTGATAGCGCCTTTTTAAAAAACCAATAATCGTATTTTAGATTCATAAATTTAAATGACTTATTTCTGACTCTTTTAGGTCTCCTTTAATTAATACATTAAAAGCTAAACTAATTCTAGTATTCTCACTAAAATTATTTGGTACACTGTGTTGTAAACCTGATGGAAATAGTAATAATTTACCCTCATTTACAGGTATTGTCCAATTAGATGAATTATATTCGTTATATTTTTCAAAGGGTATATTAAGTAATGGCAACAAAGATGTACGTGCATAATTATTATAAAAAGTTATGTCTCCTGAATTTGCAGGAGTTTTGATATACAAAATGCCACTTAAAAAACTATTCAAATGGAAGTGAGCATGAGAAAAATGATTAGTTTTATGAATTATAATCCACGAGTTTTTTATATAAAGATTTATATCTTTTCTAACACAAAGGATGTTTTCTTTATAAAAATTTATTTCGTGTAATATTTGTTTTTTTAACATAGCTAATTTTTTATTATCTAAAATATAGTTATCTTTTGAGGTGATCCCATTTCTAGCCGGCTCTATGGTTTTTGTTTCTTGTTTATTTATAAAAGAATTTATGTTTTGAGTTATTGGTATTTGTGTCTGTAGGATTGGGACAGCAAACAAAGAAGTTAACTTTCTCATTTGTTTCTTATAAATAATTAAGTAGAATATTGCAATGACAATTTTAAATAGATTTTCTAAATATCTAACAGCAATTGAATATCCTGTTGAAAAAACATCGTGGAATATTGCAGGAGTTTTAAAAGGTAAAAACACCTTTCACAAATTTGATGTGAGGGATACTATAGAAAGAGAGGGTATGCCATCACAGACAGGAAGATTAGATACAAAAGCTGATAAGTTGGTTATTGAAACAGATAGAGAGTGGCTTGTATTAGATACGGATGAAATAAATAAAATTATAAAGCAGAAGAAAAAGAAAATATTATATTTAAACGATATATCTAATCTTTTAGAATGGACTATAAAACTAGCAAAAGAGCCTGTGTAGAAAGACCAGATTAGATATTGTATAATTTCGTATGCCTTTAAATTTTGTTAATATAAGACCTGGTTTTAATAAACAAATTACTGCGACAGCTGCAGAGGGACAATACATTGACGGTGATAATGTTAGGTTTAGATATGGTCTTCCTGAAAAAATTGGTGGTTGGGAACAATTGACAGCCAGCACCATTGTTGGTGCAGCAAGAGCTCAACATCAATGGACTGATTTAGATGGTCGAAGATATGTTGTTATCGGTACCCACAAAGCTTTAATACTTTATTACTCAGAGGCTTTTTACGATATAACTCCTTTAGACACCGCAAAAACTGGAGCAACTTTCAATACATCTAGCGGTTCTGCTACAGTCACCGTTAATCTAAGCTCACATGGCTTTGAAGTTGGAGATCTATTTACTTTCACAATCACCTCAGCTCCTACAGGTTTTGTTGCAGATGATTTTAATGGAACTTTTCAAGTAGTAACCACGCCTGACATTAATTCTTTTACTATCACGATGGATACTACCTCTTCAGGCACAGCTTTAGCATCTGGTTCTGCATCAATAAATCCATATGTCAAACCAGGAGCGTTAAATCAAACGTTTGGTTTTGGTTACGGCACAGGTTTATGGAGTGGTAGTTTAGCTGGTGCAATATCCTCAACATTAAATGGTTCTTTGGCCGATGACGCACAAGGTAACAATGGCTCAGCAACAAACATAACCTTAGCGGATGCAACTTTATTTCCAACCACTGGAGAAATTTTAGTAGGGGGTGAATTAATAACGTACACCGGAAAGTCATCGAACGATCTTACAGGAATTACAAGGGGTGCTAACGGTTCAACTAGATCAGCCCATTCTAACGGAACGATAGTCGAGGACACTGCAAACTTTGTTGGTTGGGGTGAGGCCTCATCTGCCAGCACAGTTGTTTTACCATCAGCTGATTGGTCTTTAGATAATTTTGGACAAAATTTAGTAGCGACAATATTAGACGGAAAAACTTTTACTTGGGAGCCAATCAATGTTAATTCAAACGCTCCTCAAACTAGAGCAGCAGTGGCATCAGGAAATCCAACTGCTTCAGTCATGACAATTGTTTCTGATCAAGACAGACACTTGTTTCATTTAGGTACAGAAACAACAATAGGTGATCCAGCTAAACAAGATAAAATGTTTATTAGATTCTCAGATCAAGAGGACATAGCAGATTATGCTCCGACCTCTACTAATACAGCTGGAACTTTCCAACTTGATGATGGCACAGAGATTAGAGGTGCTGTAAAAGGTAAGGATTATATTTTTATATTAACTGACACGGCTGCTTACATTTCTCAATTTGTAGGACCTCCGTTTACATTCTCAATAAGAAAAGTTGGATCTAACTGTGGTTTAATTGGAAAACATGCGGTTGTTTATGCAGACGGTATAGTTTATTGGATGGCTGATTCTGGAGGATTTTTTGTTTACGATGGTACTGTTAAAAGTCTTGATTGTTCTGTGGAGGATTTTGTATTTACAACTAATAACACAGGAGACTTAGGTATAGAATTTGATCAAGCCAAAAAAGTTTACGCTGGCTACAACACACTTTTTGGTGAGGTTACATGGTACTATCCAAAATCAGGTTCTAACATAATAGATCGAAATGTTACATTCAATTATACTGAAGGTGTTTGGACGACAGGCTCGTTAGCTAGATCGACTTATTACGATGCCCAATTGTTCGATCATCCTTACGCTACAGAATATAATTTGACCGGGGTTCCTACCTTTCCTACAATTAAAGGTGTTACAAATACTAATGGCGCATCAACTTTTTATGAGCACGAAAAAGGTGTTGATCAAGTAAATACGTCAGGAACTACGGCTATATTAGCAAATGTTCAGTCAGGAGATTTTCAACTTTCTTTAGATGGTAACGGCGAATTTTTTACAAAAATTAGAAGGTTTATACCAGACTTTAAAAGAATAACTGGTGATGCTCAGATTACAATTAACTTAAAAGATTTTCCTGTAGACACGGCTGCTTCGTCTCCTTTGGGTCCATTTACTGTTTCAGGATCAACACAAAAGGTTGATACAAGAGCGAGAGGGAGAGCTGCAAGTTTAAAAATAGAAAACACAAGCACAGGTCAATCTTGGAGATACGGGACTTTCCGTGCGGATGTTCAACCTGATGGAAGAAGATAATGGCTAAAATTACTGCATACATTCCAGAACCTAAAGAAACTTATCAGCCTGAAAATCAAAGACAAGTTTTACAATCTTTAGATACAGTAAAACAACAACTCAATACTTCTTATCAGCAGGATCTTAAGAATGAACAATCAACCTTCAACTGGTTTATATCATGACGATACAATATAAAAATGCAGGAGTAAATTTGACAACTACAGATACAACAACTGTTTTAACGTCCCCGACATCCGCTAGATTTTTAGTAAAACAAATACAAATAGATAACGCCTCTGGTTCACCTGTAAATTTATCAGTTCAGTTTACAGATAGTTCAGCATCAGCTACTTTTAGAATTAGAAACAAAGCTATTCCTGCGAATGAAGTTGTTGATATTATAAATCAAACTTTAGTTTTAGAGGAAGGTGATTCTTTAAAAATGACTGCTGGCACTGCAAATGAATTACAAGGTATAATTAGTTATGCTCAAATAGATAGATCACAAGAAAATGGCTAAGAAAAAACCAACTTTTGGTGTTAACATTTATACAAAAAAGACACCAAAAAAAAGACCCGGAAGACACACAAAGAGATTGAATAAACACAAAAAAAAGAGTATGAAGAAACAACGCTATAAAGGACAAGGACGGTAATATGGAAATAAGAAGAATACCTGCACATGCAGTAGAAAAAATTAAACACAAAAGGACTGGTAAGGAGTATAAAGACAAAGCTGAATTTGATGCTGATGTAGCTGATCCTAATACGGACACAACTTCAGCAGATTTTCAACAAGATCTAATTATTACTCCAGCTTCAATCGGTGGTAAAAGCGACACCAAATGAATCCTCTAGGAGGGACTGAGATTCAATATGGATTGTTGTATAAATACGTAGATAATGATCTACTAGACAATTTTCAAATAACTACATCAGTTCCAGAAAAAATTCCTTTAAGCAAAGATAAAATTAATATTCTTTGGCAACAAAATTCTTATGACCAACCTAATTTAATTGATTGGTTTTCCAACAAAGATAATCATAAAAAATACGATTTCTACGTTTTTAATTCACACTGGTGTTATGAAAAATTTAGGATGAGGTTTAAAATACCTTGTCATAAATCTACTGTTATAAAAAACGCGGTTGAAAGATTTCCAGAAAAAATATTTTTAAGAAAAGACAAAGTTAAATTGATATATCATTCTACCCCTTGGCGTGGACTAAATGTGTTGTTAGGCGCGATGCAATTAGTAAAAAATAAAGACGTAGAGTTGGATGTATACTCAAGCACACAGATATATGGTGATCAATTTAAAAAGCACAACGATGATCAATACAAAGGTTTGTATGAGCAAGCAAAAGCTTTGCCTAATGTCAATTATGTAGGTTATGTTAGTAATGAAGAAATAAGGAAAAGATTACAAGAATATGACTTGTATTGTTTCCCTAGTATTTGGGAAGAGACGTCTTGTATATCAGCTATAGAAGCCTTAACAGCTGGTCTACACATGATTACAACTAATTATGGAGCTTTGTTTGAAACATGTTCAGAATGGCCAGTGTACGTTAATTATACAAAAGATTATAAAGATTTAGCTAAACTATTTGCTTTTTCTATTGATGAGGTTTGCAATTATTTATATAAAGGCACAGTGCCAGATTTCTTAAAAAGACAGCAAGCATTTTACAATGACTTTTACTCTTGGGATAGACGTAAATCAGAGTGGAGTCAATTTTTACAAGGACTTTTAAATGAGCACAGATCCAAACTCTAAACCAATATGGTTTGACGAGAAAAAAGATTTAGACGAAAGAAGCATTTTCGTGGCCACGCCAGTGCATTCAGAGGTTAGCATACATTATACTCAATCATTATTAGAGCTTCAAAAAATGGCTATAAAGAAAAAAATTAAAATAGTCTTCCAACTTTATAAATCATCTTTAGTAACACAAGGGAGAAATCTATGTGTATCTGCTTTTCTTAAAAGCGGGTTTAGTCATCTATTATTCATCGATTCAGATATAGGTTTTAAGGCTCAAAGTGCTCTAAATTTATTAGAAGCAAATAAAGACGTTATATCTGTTCCGTATGCTCTAAAGGACATGTGTTGGGATAAAGCATTGTACATGATTAAAAATAATAAAATTAAAACTGTTGATGATTTAAAATATAAAGCTTTTTATAGATATCCTTTTAAAGTTGCTAATGCTGAAAGTATTGAAGTTAAAGATAAAGCTATCGAGGTAACTCACTCACCTACAGGGTTTATGATGATTAAAAGATCTGTATTTGAGAAGATGATAGACAAGTATCCTGAATACGAAATAATACAAGATAATATAATTAATGGTAAAAATGAAAAAGTTAAATATTTTTATAACTTTTTTGACACGCTTCACGACCCTGAAACGAAGACATATTTAGGTGAGGATTTTGCCTTTTGTAAAAGATGGAGAGATATGGGTGGTAAATGCTATTGTTTAGTTAATGACTATATTA